TCAAACGGAAAAAACGAGGACACGCTTTTAGGTTTTTACCAGGGGCCAAACTGGGGAATATTTATGTTGGTGGGGAACGCCAAATATGCGTTTAGTTTTGATAATTGGCCCTCTACGATCCGCGACCTTTTTAATTCGCTGAAACCAACCACATCAACCATACACCCTCGGGTGTCGTCGATGTTGGTTAGAAACGTTCTGGAGAGGTCTTATTTGGTCAATGGCAGGCTTATTCAAAACCAAAACAGCATGCGGTTCGTTCCTAACCGGATTTTTGTACGATAGGCAGATCAAGTTCGGACGCTCGGGTAAATTCAAAGATGGTCACTTTTTTTTCTGACAAGGCAAACTGTATTTTGCATATCCCGCCCTGAGAACATTCGGCGTGAATATCAATACTGCCGGTGTGCTTACGGTCTTCCACCGAAGTTTTTAAAAGTCGCGCAACGATTTCGGTAGCTTCAATGGCCTTCATTTTTAAACCGTCCAGGCGTTTTCTTTACGAGCCACGACGTGTCAGTGAAAACAAAATCAGGCTCCCCAAACATTTCATCCACGGCCTTTTTTACAAGTATCCCATCGCTATCGTAGTAGTCATGTCCGCCGACATATCCGCCCGGAATTACTTTGGAGTAATAATTTAAAATGTCTTTCTTTACCGCATCGTAAGTATGTACAGCGTCAATATAAACAAGGCTGAAAAACGATTCGGGAAATTCTCCGACCGCGTCGTCTGTCTTTTTGCTAACTAAATAAATATTTCTTCCCTCTGTATTTTTTATAAAAGATGCTTTTGTTTTTTCGTCTTCCAATGGGTCAACGCAATGCAACTCGTCAAAGAATAGAGATAAAACACTTGCAGATTCCCCAATGTAAGAACCTAACTCTATCGCTGGTGTGTGTCTTATCTTGGGAGGTAACGACAAAAGGAGTGTTATCAAACCATCAAGCAATTCGTAACTATTCCTATAAAATTTTTCACGTTCGATCTTTTGCATATTATTTCTTTCCTGGCCTCATAACAGGACAGCCGATTTTATCCCTGCATCCTTCGCATTGGTCGTTTGAGCAGCAGTCAAAAGTCCACCCCCCAAGTTGTGTCCCATTGTAATGGTGTATTGTAAAAGGCATATCACCAACAGGGGTTGGGTGATTGAAAAAATATTCTTTCGGAAATATGTTTACTTCTGGATATTTGTTTATAATTCGTACAAGTGGGCATACTGTAATATCGCAAACATCCCACATGTGGGCCGGATAGCGCCCACTTTTTACCATGTCGGCATAAACGTCCAGGATATACTCGTACATTTCTTTGTTGATTTGTGATTTTGGCGGAGCGCCGAAAAATGCCGTACATACCACTTTTTGAGGTTTGGGTATTGGCGGTCTTTTAAAAACAAATTCTGGAAATTCAAGACCAGCAGCCCCCCGGTCCCTCTCGTATCCACAAACATAAGGCATTGACAAAAATTCGTCTCTGATATTATTTATCTTTATATCAATGTCAGCGTAAAATCCACCATAGATAAAATTAATAACGAAACGAAGAATGTCCCCCTTCATCACGAGGGGTAATCTCTCGTCTTTTATCATGGCAAACATTAATTTATCCACCTCATTTGTTAAGTCGATGAATTCGTAATGATTGTCTTTTTTTCGAGCAATTTTTCCCTGTTCTGTAATTGTCCAGAACCAATAATCAAATCCATTTTCTCGGCTATACTTTGCGGTTGCGGCCATGAAAGACGCTAACCGCTCCGTCATTGGGTCTATGCCCGGCCAGATTTGATGTATTATTTTTGGTATCATTTTCTATCTCCACAAATAAATAATTTTTCGCAGTAATTGGCTTGTCATCAACCCTGAAAAACTTGCTAACTGTTTTTTCGCCAAAATGCCGTCCGTCGATCCACCAATCTTCAAACGGCTGCCTTACATCGTTTATAGCTATATTTCCCGCAACAAGGATATATCCAGCTTCCGATAAAATTCTCCGGCTCTCACTCCTCGCAAGTTCGCATTCCCGCGCAGTTGCCAGTTCCCTATTGTAATAATCATGTTCATAAGTAATTATTGAAAACCTTGTTTTGCATTTAAGTATCTCAATAAGGCATTCGAGGGTCTTGGTGTTTGGGTCAATATCGAGTGACAAATAGTCAACCCTGTCAACCCCATTAAGTAGAGAGCAATAATCTATTTTAAGGGCGTTCCCAATTATCAAATCGCCCTTGCGCCCAGATTGAATAAACTTGTTTTTCACATCTTCGATTTCTATTGACGTGCCCTTCCAGCCAAATGTCTTTTCAAGCAGAAATGTATTAGACATAAAGACCGGGTCGTAAGCTCCTATTTCTAAAAATGATCCTTTGCCGCCCCCCATAACTGACAAAACAAATATGTCCTGCAAGGACTGTGCGTGGCTTCGACTTATTAAATTGAATCCCGGAAATGGGTATTTTAGTTTATGATTGGTAAGCAGGCTTTTGGTGTAAGTAAAGTTATCCCATTGCTGGTTTTCCTGCGACATAACCACCCGTCGCGTCCATCCTGTTTCTGAGCAACCTTGAAAATAATGTATTGTGTTGGGAATCCTTGCGGATCGTGGGTCAGGATAAAAATTATTTTTAGAGATAGGAGATATTTGATATTTTTTATAAAATCTAAACAACAGTGACGGACCGCAAAAGTTCATTATTTCCTTGACGGTTTTCGGCGCTCCGTAACTTTTGTATTTATCTCCTGATACTTTCAGCATGTCAAAAGTTAAGGGATGAAAGGATATTGCGCCAAGCACTCCTGTTCCGCATAAGGTTTCTCCGTCAAAGGCTATCAGGAAGGGAACGTCAAGCAACTCGTCGAAGTTTCTTAATGTTTCAATGTCGGTATCAAGATAAATTCCACCAAACAACCTCAATATTTCAAAGCGCAATATATCTGTTTTGGCAACAACCGGCACATCAGCGTCTTGCAGGATTGTGCTTGACATATTAAGCATGAATGGATAAAGTTTTTCTGTCTTATAATTATCCCATAAAATACTTTCATATTCTCGGCAAGTTCCCTCTTGCATTTTAATAAATTGCTTTGCTGTTTCAGAAAGTGGTTTTGGCCCTATCCATATTCTGTGAATTATTTTTGGAATTATTTGAGGCTTATTCATTTCCGTTTTCCAATCGTTTCCCGATACCAGCCGTCATCATCCATGCCAGACCAGTGATGTATGCAGTATGCGTTCGGATATTGCTCGGGACTTATCACCTTTCCCTCTTTGCGTTGCCCCCAGGAAACAGGATAGAAATATTCCTGCGGATAAATCTTGTCGCAGTCAAGCAGCATTTTCCCGGCCAAGTTGACGCCGTAGTCAACGATGTTTTTATTTGCATCCGCCAAGTTGCCTTTTATTTTTTCAGCGTGAGCGCAGGCAATTTGTAAAAATAACGGATACCCTTTTGCGGAACCCACGACGGCGTTTCCTGCTATTCCGGGAGTGATACTTTTCCCACAGAAAGCGATGTCCTTTAAAAAAATATCCATCGGTTTCAAACATTCAACGTCAGTGTCCGAATAAATGCCGCCATAAAACCACACGAGCAACCAGCGCGCAATGTCCGATTTTAAAACCCAGTGCAGGTCAGGATGTCGCAGCATTTCAGCACAGATGGGCGGAAACTTATCGTAGGGCAAATCTTCGAGGCGCCAGAAACGAAAATCCCAGGCCGGGTTGCAGCGCATCCACGACGCGCGGAAAGCGTAGAACTTCGGCAAGAAGTTGTTCGGTGTGCACCAAACGAGGTGATGGATGGGGGGGGTCATTATGTTTCTCTGCATAGTAATAAAATATCGTTTATCTCCCTCCGGTTGAATGATTAAGCAAATATCGTCGAAAAGTCGGGATCTGCGTAGCATCTGCATTGATAATCTTGCCCCGGATGTAATTCAACGCCGGGGCCTTTTTCTATATTTTTCCTTGATTTCCATTTACCCTTGTCTGCCGCCTCAATTGTATCGGCGTAAACGGTCGGATCATCCCACTGGCACACCTTACCGTCCATACATGCATGAGAAGGCTTTGAGTTCGGGTACTTGCCCGACGGATCACCGCGGACACGTTCATCTTCCATCGTCCGATAAATATAGCGAGTTATTCCCGCGCCGGCCTGCCGCTTCTCTGCGAGGTTCCCATAGAGTTTTGTGGTCTGGTCCCTGGCAATCAATTCCGCCCGCGTTTCCACCTTGTCGAAAACTCCCGGGCCCAGGTCTGTACTCCCGGTGATTTCGTCCGCCAGGGTCTCCCACCGCTTGCCCTGTTGGAACCCTCCCATGACTATCCGGGATATGTCACTCTGCACGTCGGACTGTACTTTGGTTATCAAATCCACGTTGACGTGAACAAACGCCTTGCTCTCTGAGGCTATCCACGGTTCAAACGAAAAGACATCCACTCCCATGACCCGCTTGGCTATCTCGTACCATTGACGGTGCGAAACGCCGTTAACGGCCATAAAGGTACCGTTTGCAATGTCGGCTGACTGTTTGGATATGACGTCGTATTCGTTGGAAAGTAGCGATAATTGGCGGGTAAGTTCATCCGGCCAAGAGTCGGTGCGCATGCCGCCCGGACGCTCAATCTCGACAAGGCGCTGAATACCAGGCAGTTTTTCGATGATAAGGCGTTTAGCCGCCTCCTTCCATTTATCCACAATTTCGGCCTGCAGCTGGTCGCGGTAATCCTTCCAAAGTCGATCTGGGGAACGCAATACCGGCGCGCGGGGAAAGCGCTTTGGTTTTCTTATGTGCCGGAGTGCATGTTGGAGAAGTACGTTCATTTCTTTTTCTTGCCCTGCTTTTTTACCAGGCCGTCAACAACTTCTTTGAGTTCCTTCACGGTGTCGCCCAGCAGCAGGACGTTGTTCACCCGGTTTTGCAGAGTGCGGAATTTTTCTTTGATGTCGGCATTTTCGGTAAGAATTTCCCGCAACTGTTTTGCCACGAGCTCGATCTGCGGCAGGGCGTCCTTGACCAGCGCAGCGGCGTCCCTCAATTCTTTTTCTTCCTGTTCCGTCATCCTTCACCTCCGGTTAAAGGTTAATTTGCTTCCGTCAATTTCCCAGGGTCTTCCTCTTTTCCTCTGCTTCCGGAGCTTCCTTGCCTTGCAGTTTCATGTCGTATGAAAAAGAATCTCCGCCGAAACGTGCGTCCCTGATTTCTTGCGGATCGAGCACACCCATGTCGAAGTGTGCGCGGTCAATTGTTGCCTGCTTGCCCTTATTGTCCAACTGCGTCGCCAGGCTGTCTTCCTGGATAGGAGCCCAGATCAGTTTCCAGTTCGGCAATTCCTGGCCGCCGAACGGCCCCGCCTTTTGTAACTGGATAAGGCGCACAAGGCGCTCCATTGGATTTTGCGCGTGCTTGTCCCGCTGGCCTATTACCCACTCGTTGTAGTCGTTGGTTTCCTGGTCGCCATCTTTGCCGAGCCCCGCTGCCTGAATAGGGGAACCAAACAGCTTGCGGATAGGAATTTGCACGTCGGCGCTCAGCCCCATCATCAGCACCTCAATGAGGTCTTTAAGCCCCGTGGTCGTAGCACTCGTGCGGGTAGCGTCTTCTCCGTCGAGGTCAACGGCATACCCACCCATGAGGTGCCGCGTCATGTTGTTTATGACAATGCGGTTAATGACTTCGCTCTCTTTGTTTTCTGCCAGCTTTTGGGAAAGCCCCTTGATTTTCATAATCATCAAAAGAAATTCCCCGATGATATGCTCAACGTTCAGATAACTTTCTCCCAGGCCGCGTAGCCGCTGATAGATAGATTGATAAACCGAATCTCCCCACCACTGGTTCCCCACGCGGATTTCCGGCGCCACATCCACGCCGTCGAATACCAGGCATCGGCTTTCATGCACGAAAAAACTTCTCTGGAAAGGTTGGTTTGGTGCGATTAAAAACGTTTCCGTTTCTCCGTACTTCGGATCGTTTTCGTCGAGATAATACGACATCCTGGACACTCGCCAGCGGTGGTACACGCGCAGCCTTTCAATGTCCCGGATGTTATTTTCGTCAAGCGGTTCATCCAGTAACCTTCCATCGTTTGCCATGACAACAACAAGTGTGCCCCCGTAGCACCTTGACCATGACCAGCCGCGAGACATTTCTTGTTTGACGGAAAGGCGCTTGCATTCGTTAAGAATCAAGTTGTCGGTGTCGCCTTCAAGTGTGAACCATTTTCGGAAAGCGTCGGTAACCGGCATTTCACAGATTCGGCGCGCGAGGCCGCTGTAAGTGAATAAATTCCTGCATAACTGTTCGTTAAGGCGGTATTCGGAAGAGAATGTTGTTGACTCTTTGCGGTCGCGGCCAAGAACCCCCAAACCTGTAACCAAGTTAGACCACGAGTCGGATCGAAAATGATCTACTGTTTTGTTTTTCATTTTGAACTGTCCTTTTTATGCACATCAATCATGTGCTTTCTGTATTCGGGTAATTGCCATTTTTTACTTATTGATTCTCTTATTTTTTGCCGTGTAGCTTCTGTTCAATCTCCCGTTTTTCCCATTCAGAAATATCGCATTGCTCAAGGATTTGAAGAATAGGGTTGAGGCAGACTTTCAACAGTGTAGAAATCCAAAAACATTTATGGGTATTTCCTTTTTCAACCAAATGTTGACAGTAACGTTCATAGGGATTGTTGGATTTTCCCACATACCGGACTTCGAGGGTTCGTGGATCACAGAGGGCATAAATGAAGGTGGTTGGCATTTTAATCCCAGTTTGACATTGCGGTAAGGTCGTATCCTGTTATGTTTCCAAGACCAGCAATCGCATACCGCCGCGAGTCCATGCCATGAGAAAAATAATGCGTCGTTTTCTCAGTGAACTTGCCGTTCTTGTCTTTAATATACATAAAATTTCTTTGCTCTTTAATACAATTTGTTGATGACCTTATCCAGTGCTGCTTGTACTGGTTTACTTTCTGATGTCCAAACTCGACGCTGCCGGACGGCTTTTCAACGCCGATAATATTATATCCATAGTCGTGGATTTCTTCAATACTTTTGGGTTCTGCGCTGTCCGCGATAATGACATCGTGGTTTTTTTGTATTCCAATTTCCTCAAATTTTTTTGCGATTGCCGTGTTGGTCATATCGCGTTGATAGATAAGTTCCTCACTGTAAAGATTTTTTTCATTGATACGGTTTCTTGTAAAAGCTGTTGGATCAATTGTGAAACCAAAATCCAGACCGAATATCTCTTGATAACTGGAAAGTGCGGGAAAGGCGTCAATGATTGTGAAGAACGGATATACCAGCCCTTCAATTTTTCCCACATTCCCCAGGCCGTAGACATTCCACCAATTCGGGTCCTTGTCTTTGTTCGATTCGATATTCCGCACGACGGCTGGATCAAGAACATGGACGGCATCAAGATAAGTACTGTGAATAAAAGCATTTTCATCGTATGGAATAACTCTTTCGTGCGCCCAAAATTCAGCAACAGGGTTGTAATCCATGAAGGTAAAAAGTCGCGTGCGGATGTCGAGTTCCATATATCCGTCGTAGGAAACATTATTACACTCATTGAGGAAAAGAATGTCGCGACGTCCGCCCCGAAGTTTTGAGGCGTCATCGGCTGAAAAAAATTCAATCTGTGCGCCATTGGCGAAAGTGTAGATATGTTCTGTTTTATTCCAGCGCTTGTCCTCAAAACTTTCCCCGAGTATTTTAAAAAAATCTCTCCGAGCGCCACGGCGCAAATGTGGCACGCTTTCAGAAACGACCGATATGAGAATTGGAAATAAAGAATGTATCGCGATGAAAATAAGCAGCTGGATAATAGAGAATGTTTTTGACGAAGATGTTCCGCCCTGATTGACGGCCCGGCGTATTTTTTTATTAAGGTAGGCATCGAGGTTCCGTGTAAAAACGTTGGTTGTTATGGTTATCATTTTCCGTCAGGAGCCATAGTCTGTGCTGCCGGAAGTTCTGGCGGTTTCTGTGATTCCCGGCCATTGCCGGCAACTATACTTTCGCAGAGCTCTTTTGTTTTAGTATCAATGACCTGAAAAACAGGACGTTCGGTTTTAAATGGTTTCCCGTCATTCGAGTGATCAAATTTATAAGTGTTCTGCCAGTTGATTTTGTCGCGGTTGCACAAAAAGAAAATAAGAGCTACGTCTGAAGGTGGAATAAATTTTTTAGTTACCGTTCGTTCGATGTCACCGTTGAGAAGTACACCATTAACAACCTTGCCCTTTTGCTTCGTGGAAACTTCTTCGTATTCGTAGCCGGTGCATCTTCTCAGCAGTGCCGAAACCACATCTGGCAATTCTCGGTAAAGGTGCAGGTTGTAAATCCTCTGGCCTCGTTTTAAATACCGCGAAAAGAGATGCAGGTTACGCTTGAATGTTCCCCTATCTATGTTGAGCGTTTCGCAAATCAACTTATCTGTGGCACCCTGACAGGCAAGATTGTAAACGTCAATTTTGTCTTTTTTTGACGGTATATATTTTACTCCGGGTTGAGCCATTATCTTTCCACCTTCACCTGAGTCAATTCGCCGGTGTCCGATATATTATAATTCAAATAATTTCCCCACTTCTTGATGATGTACTCGGTGTCAGCCTGGTACCTTGCCTTAGTTCGATAGATCGAGTTTCCGCCAGTGTTGTTTCGCCGTTCTTGAACAAATGCGTATCGGTTATCCACCAAAATTATACGATCATATAATAGGCAAGTCAAGCAAAAGTCTACGTCGACCTTGAAGTACGATGTCAAGAAGCGGTGTTTCCTCCCGACAATTCCGATCACGCCGCCGATCCATCCTGTGAAAGAAAACGGTTTCGATGGTTTGTATTTTCTGACGTCCCAGGATTGATCGTATCCGAAACATGAAACGCCGAGGTCTTGAGCCATGATCG